TCTCCATCGCCCAGGGCAAGGATGAGGCAAGCTATACGCTGATACAAGGCCGCACGCTGGCGGGTGTGCTGCTGGACGAAGTGGTGCTGATGCCGCGCTCGTTTGTGGAACAGGCATTGACCCGCTGCTCCGTAGACGGGGCAAAGCTGTGGTTTTCCTGCAACCCGGGAAGTCCGCAGCACTGGTTTTATACAGAGTGGATACAGCGGAACAAGGAGCGGAACGCGCTGTATCTGCATTTTAAAATGACGGACAACCCCGGCTTATCTCAAAAGACGCTGGAACGCTATCAAGCAATGTTTTCCGGCGTGTTCTACGACCGATACATTCGCTGACTGTGGGTGCTGGCCGAGGGGCTGATCTACCCCATGTTTGACGAGAACTGCATTGTAGACGAGCTGCCGGAAAAGGGCGAGTATTATGTGTCCTGCGACTACGGCACGCTTAACCCGTTTTCCGCAGGGCTTTGGCGCTGGGACGGCAAGACGGCTACGCGCATCCGCGAGTATTACTATTCCGGGCGCGAAAACCAGAAGAACAAGACGGACGAGGAATATGCCGACGAGATCGAAAAGCTCATCGGCGAGGCGGACGTCAAAAGCATCATCGTTGACCCGTCTGCCGCCTCGTTCATCGAGGTTTTGCGGCGGAGGGGCTACATGGTCCGCAAGGCAAACAACGATGTGACAAACGGTATTATGACGACGGCGCGGTTTTTGCAGGACGGCATTCTCAAGGTGCATCGCGGCTGCAAAGACTGCATCCGAGAGTTTGGGCTATATCGGTGGGACGAAAAATCCGCCGATGACAGACCAATCAAGGAAAACGACCACGCAATGGATGAAACGCGGTATTTTGCTTATACGGTCCTGAAGAACAAGGCGTATCGGCACGAGTATACACCCATTTGGAACAGATAGGACGGTGAGCGGCTATCAAAACATATAACGACCTCGTGGCGGTGGGCGAGAGCGAGCAGGCGCGCATTGAGTTTGTTCGCAGCACGATCAATGAGCACCGCGAGAGCGCGGCGTATAAAACGGCGGCGGATGCGGAGGAATACTATAACGGTCTAAATCCGACCATCAACCGCTACGAGAAGATCATCTATGATATGCAGGGCCGCGCCCATATGGATATGTGGACGGCAAACCATAAGCTGGCCAGCCGTTTTTTCGGTTTGGCAGTGGATCAAGAGGTCTCGTATCTGCTTGGCAACGGCGTGACCTTCGCGGAGAAAGAAACCACGAACAAGCTATGCCCGGACTTCGACCAGGAAGTCATGGACGCGGCGCGTGAGGCGAAAATCGCGGGCGTGTCCTTCGGCTTCTGGGATTTGACGCATTTGCGGGTGTTCTCCATGCTTGAGTTCGTCCCCCTCTACGACGAGGAGGACGGCGCATTAAAAGCGGGGATTCGGTTTTGGCAGGTCGCGCAGGATAAGCCGCTTCGGGCGACGCTCTACGAGCTGGACGGGTTCACCGAGTATTTCCAGCCAAAAAACAAGAGCATGGAAGTGATGCAGGAGAAGCGCAGCTACAAGCTCGTTATCCGCAAAGCCGAAGTCGGCGAAACCGAAATCTATGACGGCGGGAATTATCCGAGTTTCCCCATCGTGCCGCTGAAAAATAACAAGCGGTGCCTATCCGAGATCGTCGGCAAGCGCAACACCATTGACGCGCTCGACCTTGCGTCCTCCAACATGGTCAACAACGTAGACGAGGGAAATCTGATCTATTGGGTGCTTTCTAACTGCAATGGCATGGACGATCTGGACGACGCCCGATTTATCGAACGGCTGAAAACCACACACGTCGCTCACGCCAACGGCGATGACGGCGCGAAGGTGGAGAGCAAGACCATCGAGGCACCGTTTGAGGGCACAAGCAGCACCATTGATATGCTCAAGAAAAAGCTGTATGAGGATTTCCAGTGCTTTGACGCTGCGGCGGTATCCGCGGGCAACCAGACAGCGACCGCGATCAAGGCCAGCTATGTGCCGCTCGACCTCAAAACGGATAAGTTTGAATCCGAGGTAACGCGGTTTATTGTTGAGATTCTGCGTCTGGCAGGCATTGAGGATCAGCCGAGCTACACGCGCAATCAGATCATCAACAAGAGCGAGGAAACGCAGAACATCCTTCTTGGCGCGGCGTATTACGATGACGAATACATCACAAAGAAGCTGCTGACGATCAACGGCGACATTGACCAATACGAGGACATGGCAAAGCGGAAGGCAACAGAGGTTATCGATTTGACGGAGCCGGTGATTGACGATGGCAACGCCTGATCTTGGGCATCAGTTTACCGATAAGGAACTTGCAAAGCTGGAACGGCGCATTGCGAAACTGTACCGTGAGGCCGGGAAAGAGCTGCAAACGACCATCGACGCATATTTTGAGCAGTTCAAAAAGCGCGACGAAGAAATGAAAGCGCTCATCGGCACCGTGCAGAACGGTAAAAAATGGACGGAGGCCGACTATAAGCAATGGCGGCTCAATCAGATTGGGCGCGGAGAACGCTATCAAGCCATGCGCGACAAGGTGGCGCACCGCGTGACCGACGCAAACGCCGTGGCGGTGTCCTACACCAACGATGCAACGCCCGGTATCTACTCCCTCAACCGCAACTATGCGGCGTATACCATTGAAAGCGTGGCTGGCAATGTGGGTTTTGACCTGTGGGACGAGCAGACGGTCAAGCGGCTCATCGTGGAGCAGCCAGATCTTATGCCATACTACCCGCCAAAGCGAGCCTTGAAGCGTGGCATCGATCTTGAGTACGGCAAGAAGCAAATCACCAAGAGCGTCACCAGCTCTATCTTGCAGGGAAAGAGCATCAAGCACATGGCGGACGATCTGCAAAATCGCATTACCACCATGAGCCGAGACAGCGCAATACGAACCGCCAGAACCGCCGTGACCGGAGCACAGAACGCCGGACGCATGGACAGTTATGCGGCGGCGGAAAAGATGGGGATAAAGCTCAGGCGCGAGTGGGTAGCGACGCTGGACAACAGGACGCGCCATGCACACGCCATGCTTGACGGCCAGCAGGCTGACATCGACAAGCCGTTTAAGGTTGACGGCTACGACATCATGTTTCCCGGCGACACGTCAGCGCCCGGTTATCTCGTGTATAACTGCCGCTGCACGCTGATTGCCGCCGTGAATGGGGTAGACACCTCGCATGGCCTGCGGAGGACACGCGACGGGCTTATATCTGACATGACATACGCACAGTGGGAAGCATCGAAGCAGGGATACAGCGGCAGACAGTTATCCCCATATCACATGGGGAGCGAAAAATCTGCAAAGGATGTTACGAAGAAATACATAGATTCCGCCAAGCCCCGCATGGGTAAGGTGCGATACGAAAACGGATACCACATAAAAGGTCACAAAACCGAAATCGAAGTTGCAAATCAACTCAGAGATCAATTCGGCGGGAAGTTTGTGCTACTGAAAGAATCGCAGACGCCAGGTATGAAAATGCCAGACATGCTGTGGAAAGGGAAGCAATGGGAAATAAAGTCAATTTCCACAGAAAAAGCCGCAGATAGCGCTCTGCGCAAAGCGATAAAGCAGATACACGGGAACCAAGGCGGAGTGATTTTTGATGTTGCCGATGGGATTGATAAACAAAAACTAATTGATGTATTGGATGCAAGAGCAACAAGAAGCAAATCGTTTAATGCAGATATAATTGCGCTGCATAACGGGTCTGTCCTCTTTGCGCGGCGATATAAAAAATGAGGTAACCCCCCACCAGAACGGGCGGAGGATTACCTCGATAAAACGGAAACATGAGTTTCCTCATAGATAGTATATGCAATTTTCGCAAAATAGTCAAGAGGATTTTGAAAATGAGCGTTACAATCCAAGACCACAGCTCAGAGGTTTCCGCCGAAATCAAGAAGGCGCTGCTGCGCGGGCTTGAAAAGTGCGGGCTGGTTGCAGAGGGATACGCGAAAAAACTGCAAATACCAGATACGGGCAATCTTAGGAATAGCATTACTCATGTTGTGGACGAAGATGAACCTGCGGTATATATTGGGACAAATGTTGAGTATGCGCCTTACGTTGAGCTTGGCACGGGCATTTACGCAGAGGGCGGAGACGGACGGCCTACGCCGTGGGTATACCAAGACGCAAAGGGTAACTGGCATTACACGCGCGGAAACAAGGCAAAGCCATTTCTAAAGCCCGCTGCCGCCGACCATGCGGGGCAGTATCGGGACATTCTGGAAAGCGAGCTGAAAAATGGATAAGGACTTTATCAAGAAGGTAAAACCCGCGAGGTACAGCGGTTTTATACAATCTATCGCCGCGACGAACTGCGGACAAGGGAAAGGAAGATAGAACAATGGCACTGACACGCAAACTTTTGAAGGGCATGGGTCTCACCGATGAACAGGTGGATACCATCATCGAGGCGCATACCGACACCGTGGACGGCTTGAAAGCTGATGTCAGCAAGTATAAGGCGGACGCGGAGAAACTGCCCGGCGTTCAGAAGCAGTTGGACGACCTCAAGGCAGCAGGTGACGGCGGCTACAAGGAGAAGTATGAGAAGGAACACTCGGACTTCGAAGCCTTTAAGTCCGACATCACGGCAAAGGAAACCAAGGCGGCAAAGGAAAAGGCTGTCCGGGCTTACTTTGAGAGCAAGAACATCACAGGCGCGAATCTCGACCTTGCAATGCGCGGGTGCGGCGAGGAAATGGCCGCACTGGAAATGGATGGAGACAAGATCAAAGACACCAAGAGCCTCGACGCGCTCCTGACCGGTACCTACAAGGGGCTGATTTCCACCACGCAGACCAAGGGAGCGAATCCCGCCACACCCCCGGCGAATACCGACGGCAGCGGTGTCACGGAAGAAGCCTTTAAGAAAATGGGCTATGCCGCCCGACTGAAGCTCAAGAAGGAAAGCCCCGAACAGTATTCGGAGCTGACGAAAAACTAACAACAAAGGAGATTAAAAACTATGGCAGATACAATTCTGACTAAACTCGCAGACCTGATCGACCCGGAAGTTATGGCTGATATGATTTCCGCTAAAATCCCCGACAAAATCCGCGTAGCACCTTTCGCAAAGGTGGATGATACCCTTTCCGGCGTTCCCGGCGACACAATTACCGTGCCTTCCTATGGGTACATCGGCGACGCTGAGGATGTCGCTGAAGGTGTGGATGTTGACATCGACAAGATGAGCACTAAAGACAAGCAGTACAAGATCAAAAAGGCAATGAAGGGCGTCGGTCTTACCGATGAGGCTGTTCTGTCCGGCTACGGCAACCCCGTGGGCGAAGCCAACGCGCAGCTTGCGCTGTCCATCGCTGCCAAAATCGACAATGACTGCATGGAAGCCCTGCAGGGCGCTACGCTGGTGTATGACGGAACTGCTGCCGCTATCAAGTACAGCGGCGTTGTGGACGCTATCGACGTGTTCAACGAGGAGATCAACAGCGACAAGGTAATGTTCATCAACCCCAAGCAGATGGCGACCCTTCGCAAGGATGCTGACTTTATCAGCGCTGACAAGTATCAGGCTGGCGTTGCTGTCACCGGCGAAATCGGCAAGATCGCCAACACACGCGTTGTGGCATCTCGCAAGGTACCGTCCATCGAGTACGAGAAGGACAACAGCACCGGCACCATTGAGATTGTCGATGATGCTACCAACGAAACTACCACCAAAAAGCATCTGGCGACCATCCAGCCCTATTGTGCTGCTGCTCTGGTTGTCGGTGATAAGGTCAAGGCTGTTGCTACTGCCTACTACGCT